ACATTACAAAGTATAGATCAATATGGACCTCAGTTCCAAATAAAGGTTATTTCATCCCTCCTTACTCATAAAGATTTTCTTGTTAACATACATGATATTCTAGATGAAAATGATTTTGGAAGTGATGCAAATAAATGGATCATTAAAAATATTTTAAAATACTATGCAAAATATCATACTACCCCGAGTATGGATATTTTAAAAGTTGAATTAAAAAAGATAAAAAATGAAGTTTTACAAATCTCAATTAAAGAACAGTTAAGAGCAGCATATCAATCATCTGAAGAAGATTTAGAGTATGTAAAAGAAGAATTCTCTACATTTTGCAAAAACCAGCAACTTAAAAAAGCATTACTTAAATCCGTAGATTTACTCCAAGCAGGTGATTATGATTCTATTAAACTAATGGTTGAAGGCGCGTTAAAAGCAGGACAAGATAAAAATATAGGACATGAATATAATAAAGATGTTGAGTCTAGATACCGTGAAGATAATAGAATTACTATTCCTACTCCTTGGCCTGAAGTAAATGAGTTAATACAAGGTGGGTTAGGAAATGGAGACTTTGGTCTAATATTTGGTAACCCAGGTGGAGGTAAATCATGGTCATTAGTTGCATTAGGTGGGTTTGCTGTTAAAATGGGTTATAATGTAGTTCATTATACTTTAGAATTAGGAGAAGATTATGTTGGGAGAAGATATGACTCTTTCTTTACCCATATCCCAGTAAATAAAATTTCAGAGGAAAGAGATAAAGTTGAAAGTACTGTTGAGATGTTAGAAGGTGAATTAGTTATTAAAGAATTTCCAACAGGACGTGCAACTATTACAACTATTGAAGCACATATACAAAAACTCAAATCACTAGGACTTGAACCAGATTTAATAATCATTGATTATGTTGACCTTTTAAAATCAAAACGTAATTCTACAGATCGTAAGTTTGAAATTGATGATATTTATACAAGCACCAAGGGTTTAGCTCGAGAACTTAACACACCAATTTGGAGTGTATCCCAAGTTAATAGAGCTGGCTCAAAGGATGATATAATTGAGGGTGATAAGGCCGCAGGATCATACGATAAAATGATGATTACAGATGTTGCAATCTCACTCTCCAGGAAGAAAGAAGATAAAGTAAATAATACAGGAAGATTCCACATAATGAAGAACCGTTATGGAATGGATGGGATTACCTATCAAATCCAAGCAGATACTTCAACAGGACATTTCCAAATAACCCAGGAGTATGATGAAGATTCATCTCCTTCTTCTTCCTCCTCAAGTTCATCCAGTTCACTTAACATAGACAAATTTGATAAAGAACATTTATCAAGAGCATTTTTTGAACTTAACTCTTAATTAAAAATGAAAAAAGACATTTTAAAAGAACGTATCCCTTATAAACCCTTTGAGTACCAACAAGCAGCAGACTATTGGCTCCAACAAAATCAAGCACATTGGTTACCTACAGAGGTACCACTTGCAAACGATTTAACAGATTGGAATCAAAACTTAAGTAAAGTTGAAAAAAATATTATTGGTTCAATTTTAAAGGGATTTGCACAAACTGAAACTGTAGTAAATGATTATTGGACAGGATTAGTAACAAGTTGGTTTAGAAAACCTGAAATTATAGCAATGGCAACAACGTTTGGTGCTATGGAAACTATTCACGCTGAAGCATACTCATTACTAAATGAAACATTAGGTTTAGATGATTTTAGTGAATTTATGGAAGATGAAACCACAATGGCTAAAATTGAAAATTTAATGGATGTTAGGGATAGTTTTAAAGGTGATCCTGACTGGCATGAAGCTGCAAAATCTTTAGCTATATTCTCAGCATTTACTGAAGGCGTTAATTTATTTAGTTCATTTGCAGTATTACTTTCATTTAAACTAACAAATAGACTTAAGGGAGTTGGTCAAATAGTTGAATGGTCAATTAGAGATGAATCTTTACATTCAAATGCAGGTTGTTGGCTATTTAGAACAATGATAGAAGAACATCCATCACTTAAAACACCTGAACTAGAGGCAGCAATAAATGAAGCAGCACTTTTATCTTTACAATTAGAGCTTGATTTTATTGAAAAGGTATATGAGATGGGCGATTTGGAAGGATGTTCAAAATATGACTTAACAAACTTTATCAAACATAGAGTAAATACTAAACTAGGTGATTTAGGATATAAAGGAATTATAGATGGAATTGACCCAACATCTTTAGAAAGAATGAAATGGTTTGATGCTTTATCTGCAGGAAAACAACATACAGATTTCTTTGCAAATAGAGTAACAAATTATTCTAAGGGTCATATGGAGTGGAACGCAAATGATATATTTTAAAAAATGGATAACAATTTAATAGCAGATTACAAACAATGGGAACGAGGTAAAGATTATCCTGAACATATGGATGAAGTAGCTTTATCTACAATTTCCAAAGGTTATCTTTTGCCTGGAGAAACTCCTAAAAAAGCATATAAAAGAGTAGCTAATGCAATTGCTGAAAGACAAAACCGACCAGATTTAGCTAACAAATATTTTAAAATTATTTGGAATGGATGGCTTGGACTTGCTTCACCAGTCCTATCAAACACAGGTACTGATCGTGGGCTTCCTATATCATGTTTTGGTATTGATACTCCTGATAGTATTCGGGGAATTGGATTAACAAACGCAGAACTTATGCGTCTTACATCTTACGGAGGAGGAGTTGGAATCTCATTAAGTAGAATTAGACCACGTGGAACTGAAATCACAGGAAATGGTAAATCAGAAGGGGTAGTTCCTTGGGCTAAAATCTATGACTCTACAATCATAGCTACCAACCAAGGCTCAGTTAGAAGAGGAGCAGCCTCAGTTAACTTAGATGTTAATCATCCTGATATTAAAGAATTTTTACAAATTCGTAGACCAAAAGGTGATGTAAATAGACAATGTCTTAATCTACATCAATGTGTTGTTGTTGATGATTCTTTCATGAAAAAATTAAATGATAGAGATCAAGAGGCAATGAATTTATGGTTAGAAATTCTTAAATCAAGAGTTGAAACAGGTGAGCCATATATCATGTTTAAAGATAATGTAAACAAAGTAAACCCAATGGCATATCTAATGAACAATTTAGATGTTACCATGACCAACATATGTTCCGAGATTACATTATTTACAGATGAAGAACATTCATTTATTTGTTGCTTATCATCACTTAACTTAGCAAAATATGATGAATGGAAAGATACAGATACAGTTGAATTAGCAACATATTTTCTAGATGGTGTAATGCAAGAATTCATTGATAAAACAAATGGAAAAGATTCAATGATTCGTACTCATAGACATGCTAAAAAAGGTAGAGCACTTGGTTTAGGTGTAATGGGTTGGCATACATTTTTACAACAGAAAAACTTACCATTTAATTCAATTGCTTCTACTGCTTGGACACATACTATTTTTAATGACATTAAATCTAAAGCAGAAGCAGCATCTCGTAAAATGGCTATTGAGTTTGGAGAACCTTTATGGTGTAAAGGAACAGGAATGAGAAATACTCACCTAATGGCAATTGCCCCTACAGTTTCCAACTCACGTATCAATGGTTGCTCAGCAGGTATTGAACCTCAACCAGCAAATGTTTATGTATTTAACGGTGCTAAAGGAACATTTATTGTTAAAAATCCTGAACTAGAAAAATTACTAAAAAGTAAAGGAAAAAATACCTCTAAAATTTGGGATACAATATTAGCAGATGATGGTTCAGTTCAAAACATCCCTAATGATATTTTAACTGAAGAGGAAAAAGAAGTATATTTAACATTTGCTGAAATAAACCAGTTAGAACTAGTTAGACAATCAGCAATTAGACAAAAATATATTGACCAAACTCAATCACTTAACTTAGCGTTTGCTCCAACAGATTCTCCAAGATGGATTAATCAAGTTCATATGGAAGCATGGAAATTAGGTATTAAAACTTTGTATTACTTAAGAACAGATTCAGTAATTAAAGGAGATTTAGGTTCAAGAATTAGTGATGGTTGTTTGGGTTGTGAAGGATAACAATATGTATTAACATATTAAAATAACTTATTATGAAAAATGTATTAAATTTTATTAAGAAAATCTTTACAATTGTTAAAGGTTGGATCGTAGCTAATGGAATCGAAGGAGTTTTAGGACTTATCGCAGGTTTAATTTTATGGGCCTTTGGCTATAAAATTTATGCTGGATTCGCATTTGGTGTATTTGCTACACGAAATTGGGATTTAGCTAAATCTTGGGTAAAAAACTTATTAAGCAAATAAAAAGAAAAAATATTGTTTTTAGAAAAGGGATGCAATAGCATTCCTTTTTTTTGTATTTATAATAAAACGTTCCACCTAATAGTTTTCCTGATGAATTTTATTAAAAACAAACTTATGGCATTTAGAGATATATTCAAAGACAGTAATGATCTTAACGAAAAGAATATCGTTGGATTCTCTTCATTTGCAGTAATGGTAATATTTGCCGCAGCTGATATTATCACGGGTGCATTAGGTAAAGAATTATTAATTACTGATACTATTTTCAATTCCTTCGTAATTATTACTTTAGGTTCGTTTGGTATTGATGGTATTACTAAAATTTTTACTAAAAAAACTGAAGAATAATGGTTTTAAAATTAGGATCTAAAGGTAAAGAAGTAAAAGAACTTCAAGAATTTTTAAATATTAATGCTGATGGTATCTTTGGTGTAGGAACTAAAGCTGCTGTTCAAAAATGGCAAGCTAATAATAATTTAGTTGCTGATGGTATTGTAGGTCCTGCTACATGGGATGCAATGGGGTTAGCTACTACAGATGCTTCTGAAAAAGTTTATACAACAGATAATGGTTTAGTAATTAACAAACATTTTCTCCCAGTAGGCGAATATAAACAAGGCCCTATTAATGCTGAATGGTTATTTTTACACCATACAGCAGGTTGGCACAACCCATACAAAACAATTGATAGTTGGGGTAGAGATTCAAGAGGTGCAGTAGCTACAGAATTCGTATTAGGAGGCCCCTCCGTAAAAGGAAATGATGATAAGTACGATGGAGAAATGGTACAAGCATTCCCAGAAGGAAATTATGGCTGGCACTTAGGTAAAAACGGTTCTCAAAAAATGCATGTAAACTCAATTGGTATTGAAGTATGTAATTTTGGTTATATAGTAAATGGTAAAACCTATGCAGGTACTACAGTCGCAGATTCACAGATTGTAGAATTAGATAAAGAATTTAGAGGACATAAATTATGGCATCGTTACTCAGATGCTCAAATTGAAGCTTTACATAAATGGATTTTATGGATTGCTGAAAGAGATAATATTGATGTAAGAGCTGGTTTACCTGCCTTAATTAAAGAAAAAGGTGCTGATGCATTCGAATTTAACGAAGATGCTTATTACGGAAGAGTAAAAGGTCTTTGGACTCATACTAATACTAGAAAAGATAAAGTAGATATGTTCCCACAACAAGAGTTGATGGACATGCTGGTAAGTTTGTAATGAAAGAGTTAGAAGATATTTATAAAACAAAAGAATTTAAATCATTATTTTGGATATAAAGATTATGGATTCGTATTAGAATTAATTTTATACAACCTATAACCCTATACTAAAGATGATCAAATCGACATACATGAAAGTAACAATAGCTGGATCAGCATCAATAGGATTTATTTGTTCCTATTTTATGGATTTAACAATGGCTAATGCAGAACAATATCTAGCGGTTGCTGCTGTACTTCTATTAGATGGATTTTTTGGTGTAATAGCCGGCATCAAAAGAGAAGGATTTAAAACCTATAAAGCCCTAAAAGTATTAAAATCATTAGCAACATGGGAAATAATCCTTACAGCAATTCTAATGATTGAAAAAGGTTTTGAGGGTACTAGTTGGTTAAGTGAAACAGTTATTACCCCATTTATAGTTTTTCAATTAATGTCTGCTCTTAAAAATGCTTCTATGGCAGGTTTTATCAAAAATGAGTTATTAAACATTATTTTAGATAAAATCGATAAACATAAAGGCGAAAGATCATGAAAAAATTATTAAATAGTATTACTGATACGCGTATGGTGTATCTTTTAATGTCATTTGTATTGCTCACAGGATATTTTACACAGTCTTGGGGTATAGTAATTTTTGTAACATTTATGTTGAACGTTGGAGTATGGACAGGTTTTTGTCCTTCAAAATGGTTCTTCGGTAAATGTGGATTCAAAAAATCCGAATTGTAAAAAATGAGTGCTTTAGATGGCATATCACTTAATGCCAAAATTTCCTTAGCAATTGCAGGCATTATTATGTTAACCTTCTTTGCAGTACAAACTTGTATTGTATTTGGGTTATGTGAACCCTCTTTAGAATTAGCTAAATTTGGTTGGGGTTGTGTAATATTCTTTATGCCTCCTTTTTTTAAAGTAGTTAGTGAGTTTTTATATAAGAAGAAAAAAGTAACTGAAGAATTGGATAAACAAATACATTCGTTCAAACGATTTGAAGATTTTATACAAGAAGCAACAATTGTTACTAAAGCAGATTCAAAAGCAAAGATAACATATGTAAATGAAAAGTTTGAAGAGGTATCTGGTTGGAAATTTGAAGAAGTTAAAGGAAGAGATCACGTTATAGTTAATTCAGGTACACAACCTAAAAAATATTGGAAGGGTATGTATGATACAGTTCATCAAGGTAAGATTTGGCACGATGTAGTTACCAATAAACGAAAAGATGGTAGTTTTTATTAT